TGATTTTATTACTGTCATGGGAGATACTTTAGATCTTGGTACACCTTCGGATGGAACTGTATCAGAACCAAAACTTGCAGCTAATACTGGTGGTATTGTAGATTGGCAAGCAGTAGTTACTGGTGCAACGACAATGGTTGCAGGTCGAGGATATTTTGTAGACACATCTAGTGCTGCAATTACAATGACACTACCGGCATCTGCAGTTCGAGGTGACGAGGTGCACATAATAGATTACGCTGCAACAGCAGATACAAACAATATTACTGTTGGCAGAAACTCACACAAGATTCAAGGAGCTTCATCAGATTTAACGGTTGCAACAGAAAGAGCCGCTTTTACTCTTGTGTACGTTGACTCTACGCAAGGTTGGCTGTTAAAGGAGAAGTAAGATGGCTAATTATAACGCTATCAAGTATGATGGGTTTAGTAAAGGCACTCTTGTTTTAATTAAAACATTAACAGCTTCATCATCTGGCACTTTATCTTTTGTTAATGGTGCATCAGATGTTGTTTTAGATTCTACTTATAAAGAGTACATGTTTATATTTAATAATATGCACCCAGCTACTGATACTCAAGAATTTCAATTTAATATGAGTGCAGATACAGGTTCTAATTATAATGTTACAAAAACAACAACATATTTTAGAACATACCACGATGAAGCTGATTCTTCTACAACACTTGCTTATAGAACAGGAAATGATTTAGCACAATCAACAAATTTTCAAATGTTAGCAGATGGAGTTGGAAATGGTAATGATGAATGTTGTTCTGGAACTTTACATTTATTTAACCCATCAGACACTACTTTTGTAAAACACTTTTCAAGTAGAATTTCTACTTATGAAAACAATAATGGTATTAGAGATAACTATGTATCTGGATATGGAAACACAACATCTGCAGTTGATGCAGTTCAATTTAAATTTGGAAGTGGCAACATAGATGCTGGAACTATACAACTATTTGGAGTATCATAATGGCAACATATCAAGATTCAAGATACAACATAGCTTTACCATCAGGATCAGGTGGTGCGTTAGTTCTTATTAAAACTTTAACAGCCTCTAGTTCTAGTACTTTAGAATTTGTAAATGGTTCATCAGATGTTGTATTAGATAGCACTTACAGAACGTATATTTTTAAATTTATTAATGTACACCCAGCTACTAATTCAGTATATTTAAAAGCGGGTTTTAGAGACGGAAGCACCGCTTATGATGCTACTAAAACTACTACAAGTTTTGTTACAAGACATGATGAAGCTGATAGTGAAACAAGTTTAGCTTATACATCTGCAGATGATTTAGCACAATCGACATCTGCACAAATTATTACAGGATTAATTGGTAATGGTAATGATGAAAGTGCAAGTGGCGAAATGTTTTTATTTAATCCATCATCAACTACTTTCACAAAACATTTTATAGCAAGAGCAAATACTTATGATAGAAATGATAGATCAACAAATGAATATGTTGCTGGTTATTGTAATGTAACTGCTGCAATAGATGCTGTTCAATTTAGTATGTCTAGTGGCAATATAGATAGTGGTACAATTAAACTTTACGGGATAGCATAATGGCAACATACGCAAGCATAAAATATGACATGGATTTATCGTCAAACGCTACAGGTGCAGGTGGTATGACTTTGTTATCTACACAAACAGCGTCAAGTTCAGCTACAGTAGATTTTACAAGTAGTATAGATTCTACTTACAAAGAGTATTTGTTTAAATGTGTTAATTTACATCCAGCTACTGATGAAGTTAGTTTACAATTTCAAGTAGATACTGGAACTAATACTAGTT